AGGCGGCCGAGTCGCCGGCCTTGACCGCGACGAGGGCGGCGGGGGCGGGCGGGGCCGCCGCCACCGCCGCCGTCAGGGTTGCCGTCGCCTGCTCCAAAGCCGTCATGGTTCGCCCTCGGGTCGGTGGTCGGGGGTCGGCTCGAACGGCCGGCGGGCGGCTCACTTGCGGAGCAGCTGCACGTCCATCACATCCAGCCGGCACGAGTTGCTGCTACTGGCCACGCTCCAGGTGGCCGACGCCGACACCACGTTCGAGGCGGTGGTGTCGATGGTCGTGGACGCCAGGTTGAACACCTTCGCCGTCGCGGTGCCGCTGGCGCCGAGCGAGGTCGTGCCGGCCGCCACCAGGGTGCCGCTGGCCCCAATCGTGCGAACGACGACGTCGGCATCGATGACCCCGATGTCGTTGTTCGCCACGTCCACCGCGCCGGTCGCGGCCACCACCGTGGAGCCGATCTTCAGCTTCACGTTCAGGGTGTCGGTCGAGTTCGTCGCGGTGGCGATCCCCTGCAGGCGGACGCGGATCACGTCGCCCGGCTGCAGGGTGTTCGCGGCGATGGTGTAGCTCGAGTTGTCGAACGTCGTTTCGGCCGTCGTGTTGCTGACGGCGGTCGAGGCGGCCGCGGCCGAGAACACCAGCCCGACCCCGCCCTTGCGGTTCGGCGCGTGCAGCACGTCGCACGCGTCCCCGTCGCTGGCCGGGCCGGACCCGGCCAGGCCGTCGAACGCCGGCCCGCCGACGCACGTGCCGAAGTGGGTGTTGCCGGCGGCCGTGGCGGTGAACTTCTTGGTCGACGCGTTCCAGTACACCGGCTGGCCGATGACCGGCGTGCCGTCGCTCAGGCCGGTGTAGACGCCGCCCTCGCAGGCGAGCGCGTCGGTCAGGGTGCCGCCGGTGTACGCGGGCACGTCGGTGTGGGCGACGAACGGGGTGGCCCCGATCACCACCACGTCGCCGGCGCTGTGCGTGGACGCCTCGACGTGCTTGGCCATGACCGGCTTGCCGTACTTGAAGATCAGGCTGGTGCTGGCGAACGACATCGCAAGGCCCTCGAATGAGTGTTCTGTCGGAGAAGTCGGAAGCCGTGGACTCGAACCACGCGGCGGAGGTTATGAGCCTCTGCTGAGCGCCTGCCCGCCTCCGAACCGGGGCGGCGGGGAGTGTCCCCCGCCGCCGGGTCGGTCACGCGCCGGCCGCGTACACCGCGCCGCGGAAGTTCTGCTGCGACACGCCGTAGGCGATGCTGCCCCGGATGCTGATGCCCAGCTTGTCGAACTGGTAGTCGGGGCCGGCCTGCAGGACGGCCGGCGTGTCCACCCCGTTCAGGAACGCGATCTCCACCGCGGCCAGCGCGGCCGGGTCGAAGAACATGGCCCAGGCGGTCGTCGAGTTGACGTAGTTGGCCGCCTCGATGTACCGGCTCATGACCGGCTTGAAGTACCCGGCCCACACGTTCGCGTTCGGCTGCAGGGCGGCCGACCCGCCGCCGTACACGATGGCCGCCGCCTGCAGGAGGGCCATGGCCGTCTGCCAGTTGCTCGGCCCGAACAGCAGGGTCGGCTTCATCCCGTCGAACCCGAGCGGGTTGCCGTTCGGGTCGATCTGGTTGTCGAACAGGGCCTTCACCACCTGCAGGCTGGTCGCGCTCAGGGCCGAGGAGCCGCCGCTCGTCTTGTTCGGCTTGTACGCGGTGCCGGCCTTCATCGCCGCCGCCGTCGTGCTGCTGGTGGTGCGGAAGAAGGCGTTCCCGTCGTCGCCGTTCACCGTCCCGGCGAACATGTTCTTGATCAGCGTCCAGCAGGAGTCGTTGATCGCCACCCCGGCCCCCTGGCCCATCTTCTGCGGCACCGTCTGCAGGATGCTCAGGTCGTCGTTGACGATGCTCGTCCAGGGGATGGTCAGCATCCGGGCGAACGGCTGGGCCTGGTTGGCGAACGCCTGGTCGCCGAGGCTGGCGTTCTCGATCTCGCCGCTCGGCCCGATCACCTTGTACATCACGTCGCCGAGCAGGCTGACGCTCTTGGTCGGCTTGAAGTCGTTCACCGGGCGGATGCCGAAGATGTCCCGCCACGCCTGCTCGACGAACAGGTAGCCCTGTAGGGCGAACTTGTTCAGCACGTTGGACAGGATGTTGCTCAGGCTCGTCGAGCTCGCGCCCTCGGCGCGGATGCGGCGGTCGCTGTCGGTCCACGCGGCCATGTAGTCGCGGACGCCGACCTGGCCGGACAGGTCGATCCGGCCGGTGACGCCGGCCTGCCGGGCGGTGATCTCCAGCAGCGGCTTCAGGCCGAACCGGCCGAGGTACTTCGGGTGCGCCTCGTTGGCGAACAGGTCGTGCGCCGTCTGCCGGGCCTGGTCCGTGTACCGCGTGCGGAAGTCCTTCTGCGCCTCGGCCTGCAGGTGGGCCGGCACCCGGCGGACGCGGGACTTGCCGTCCGGCGCGTCGTCGAAGTAGAACCCGTCGTCCTCCAGCTTCAGCGAGTGGCGGAACGCGTACAGGGCGGCCGACTCGAGCACCTCGGCGGTGACGACCGGCTCGCCGGGCACGTGGATGTGCGGGCCGCCGACGCCGACCCCCGGCCGCTCGGCCCGCAGGGCCTTGAGCGCCTCGCGGGTGGCCTCCAGCTCGAACCGGTCGGGCGACCACCCCTCGCCGACGGCCTGGGCGGTCAGGGCGGCGGCGCGGGCCGGCGGCAGCCGCAGGTCAGCCGCCTTTGCCTGGATGTCGGCCACCCGCCGGCTCTCGGCGGCGAACGCCTTCCGCTGCTCGGCGATCAGCCGGCGGGACACGGCCGCCGCCTTGGCCTCCTCCTTCTTGTCCGCCTCGTCCCCGTCCGGCTCGTCCTCGGCCTTGGCCCTCGCCTTCGGCCTCTCGTCCCCGTCCGGCTCGTCGGCCATGCACTCCCGGAGGGCGCTCTTGGCCTCGTCCTCGGACATCTTGTTGATGTCCTCGTCGCTGTACTTGCCGGCCTTCAGGTTGCCGCTCTTCGCGGCCGCCAGCAGCATCGCCTTGAACATGGTCACTCTCCCCCGTGATGCGCTGACGCTGACGGACGTGTTGCCGTCGGCCCCCAGCGGGACAAAGCTGATCTCTTTGAGCTCCGTTTCGCGGCTGATCGTGAGCGGCCCGGTCACCTCGCGGCCGTTCACCGTCGCCGTCGCGCCAGACTCCAGGAACTCGGTGCGGACCGGGACGGCCCCGATGCTGAGCTGCCACTGGAACCCGTTCTTCGCCAGGTGCGTCACGTCCGCCACCACCTCGGGCCGGCCGCTCAGCACGCCGGCGATCTCGACCCCGGCGTCGGTCACCCGGACTTCCGTCGTGTGGCCGACGATCCGGTTGTCGTCGTGCTGGCGGAGGACGGGCCGGTGCTGCTTGGGCACGCGGACGCCGGCCAGGTCGCAGACGATCTGCCCGTACCAGCCGCCCGGCTCCATGACGGCCCCGGTGTACGCGTTGCCCGAGAACGTCGGCAGTTTCGGCCCGTCGGCGGTCTCGTCGGCCGCGCGGATGGTGGCCACCCCGCCGGCCGCGCGGAACTCGGTCGGCTGCGGCTTACGCGGCATTGGCGGGCTCCTCGGTTTGCGTCACGGTCTGCTTCACCGGCTCGCCGAACGACAGGTCGAGGCGGGTCATTTCCGCCCGCTCGGCCGCCTGCTGGGCCATCACGTCCCGCCAGTCGCGGCCCCGCCGCGCCCAGAAGTCCTGCCACGTCTGCTGACCGCCGGCCAGCCGGGCGGCGTCGGCCTGCGCGTCGGCCACCGGGTCGAGCGGCTCGAACCCCGGCCAGTGCCACTCGTGGGGCGGCAGCGACAACCCCGTGTACGGGGCCACCACGCCGGCCAGCACCGCCTCCTCGTACCACGCCGCGAACAGCCGGCGGAGGACCACCCGGTCGCACTGGTCCCGCTCCACCCGCAGCCCGTTCCGGTAGTTCACGTGGTCCAGTTTCGAGCTGGAGAAGTTGAACTTCATCGACGTGCCGAGCGCCAGGTTCAGCGGGTAGGCCAGCGGGCGGATCGCCTCGGCCAGCCCGTTCGTGAAGAACATCTCGTAGGTGGTGCTCGGCTGCTTCACGTCGAACGCGCTCAGCTTGGCCCCGGCCGGCAGGGTCATCATCATGCCCCGGTCGACCGGGATCCGCTTGAGCGGCACGATCTCGCTGTCGTCGTCGTCGGTGACCGACGGGGCCTCGGTCTCGAGCACGGCCGTGAACGTGGCCGCGATCTGGGCGTTGTTCAAAACCGCCTTGCGGAACGCCCGCAGCTCGCCGAACAGGTCGAGGCTCGGCGTGAACACCGGCACCCCCCGCACCTGCCCCGGCCGGCTCTTCTGGAACCAGTGGATCACGTGCCGGGCCTGGATGCGGTCGGACGCCAGCGGGTTCAGGTTCGGGAAGTAGAAGTCGCCGGGGTGGCTGCGGAGCACGTGGTAGTGCGTCGGCCGGCCCGTCACCGGGTGCAGGTCGAGGCCGTCCACCCACAGCTCGGCCAGGTTCCGCGGGCTGTACGTCGTGACCTGGTCGGCCTCAATGTCGCAGGGGTAGAGCTTGACCGGCGACTCCAGGTCCTCGACCGTTTTCAGGATCAGGAACCCCTCGCCGTCCACCGTCTTGGCCAGCTTGCACGCGCGGAGCTTCTCGACCAGGTCCACCTCGGCGCACCAGTCCGCCCACGCCCGCTCGACGGCCCGGTTGTAGGCGGCCGACGGCGTGTACACCTGGAGCGTCGGGCCGGTGTCGATCAGGTCGTCGGCGTTCCCGTGCGCGACCCCGAACAGGTACGGGTTGTTGCTGACTTCGTACCGGCTCCGCGTCCGCAGCGTGCGGCGGACCTGGAAGCTGTTGGCCGACTTGGCGGACAGGTAGTCCGCGCCGATCCACTGCCGGGCGTTGTCCGGGGTGGACAGCGCGTTGTCGTATCGGGCCTGGACGGACGGACGTCCGACGGCCGTCGCGCCGCCGAGGCCGACCAGGGATCGCAGCCAGGCGAGCATTAACCGGTGATGCCTCCGCCGAACGGCGTGCCGAGGATGGCCCCGCCGCCGTCCCCGATGGGGCCCGGCGGGACGATCTTGCCGAACGTGACCCCGCGGCGGCGGCGGGCGAGGGCCGCCTTGGCGGCCAGGTAGCGGTCGGCGGTGATCAGGTCGCCCAGCGGCCGCGCGGTCGCCGTCTGCCCGTCGGCGGTCGAGCTGACCGGGGCGACGGCTTCGGCGGCAATCGTGTCGCTGAGAT